TATAAAAAGATTTTAAATAGTTTCCTTATATGTATAGTTTAACCTTTTTCCATAGGGAAACCTTTTGGTGGCTGGTTTCAACTCAATTGGTTCAAATCCTGTAGATTCTAAGCCTTTATATAAAAAAAGAGGGTTGGCGGCTCAATATTTTGACAAGGTAGAAAGTCCATTTTTTTGATTCTCCCTAACCCAAAAGGTTATGAAATATAACCCAAAGCTTATAGAATGCTTATGTCTATGGGTTTTTATATGATTAATTTCTTTCAAAAAGATTAAAAATAATATATTAGTATATCTTAGTATATCTTAGTCTAATATTAATCTATCTTAGTCTAATATTAATCTATCTTAGTCTAATATTAATCTATCTTAGTCTAATATTAATCTATCTTAGTCTAATATTAATGTATTTTAGTATAATATTAATCTATTTTAGTATAATATTAATGTATTTTAGTATAATATTAATGTATTTTAGTATTTAGTATAATATTAATGTATTCTTAATTTATTAGTCCAATAGGTATGACCCAATAGGTATGACCCAATAGGTATGCCCGTTATACATATAAGAATCCTACTTAAAGCAGATATTCTATTTGGATTTTTTATATAAAGAATAGTATATGCCAATAGAAATTGTGAAGACTGGGAAACACTATATGGTTATAAATCAAGAAACAGGACAGGTACATTCTAAGTCTACAAGCAGAACAAACGCCTTGGCTCAAAAACGCCTACTCGATAGTTTAGATGTCCCATTGTTAAGAACACTACCACCGAAACCGCTTAAGAAAATACCTATGGATCAATTCGACCAAAAAATATATGACCGAATGCCAATTAATGACAGGGTTATCATCAATAATTTAGCAAATCAAGGAGTATTTAAAACACCTGATTCCACATACAGACGAGATGAAACACGACCATTTGTAAAAGAAAATAGAATACTTGAAGATAATATCAAATTAAGAAGAATGAATACATACAAAGAGGACCAATTACGAACCGCAAATAGATTGGTAACCTTACCAATTCCAAGACAACTTCAAATTATTAGAGAGCATTTGCCCGAAAGTGAGTTTACTGTAAGAAATGCTTATAGAATTACAGGAGTTCCAATTCCACGAGAAATAATTGAAGAATATCCTATAATTGGAGACGTACCTATTTTTCATCACCACCATCATTATACATAAGTATCCTACTTAAAGAAACATTGGTTTAAACCCCTTGAATTGAAGCTCTTCCAATTTACTTGCCAATTCACGTTCCGTCTCCTTTAAGCGTGTTTGTCTAGATGCAATCATCGAGGGAGACATATCAGTCTCTTTAAGCTCATCTTCAATTCTACGAATCTCATCAAAGTCGTTGATAACTCCAAAGATTAACTGCTTAAAGTGGTGACGCGATTTATCGGGGAATGACGCCAAATAGGCCATTGCATCCTGTGACCCTTTCTCTGCCTTTTTGAGAGCTTTAGTATAATCTCCCTTCTTTAAATTTGATTTGATGAAGTAGATTGGGACTTCAACAACCTGACGAGAACGACGTTTGACGACCGTACCTTCTACCCGAGGTTCTTCCACAGGTTCTGCTTTAGGTTTAAGTTTTTTGGAATGTTCTGCTATACGAATTAGATCGCTGTGGGCTTTATCTTTTGGGTCTATCTTTGGGGCTACTTTTGGGTCTATCTTTTGCCCTTTAGATTGTTTATAAGACGCACTGCACTCGGGCATACTTAAGCTGCATGCATAACTGAGGTGGTTGTCTTTACTCCACTGTTTCACGTGGAGTACCCAAGCATTTACCATATATATTGTATAAATATAATTTAATGCGTAGTTTGATATGAATATTTATATATTCCTATCAAATGCTGTTGTCATGTCAAACATGCGGAGGACCTTGCGGAATATACACGCACTGTTTTTTTTGCATGACTCTACCCCGTAATAGGTGTAAATGTGGCAAGATGAAAGATAAAAAAGACGATAAGTGTAGTATATGTATTATTTCATGCGAAACACGAGACGTTCCAGCAGTTCATTCATAACGGTCGGGTTTTTATCAATGATGATATCCGCCATCTTCAAGAAGGTGTCAACCTCTTTGGCTAGGTCGCCGTAGACAAGGGTGTCTTTATAACGGTTTTTGAAGTAATTCTCTCGCCCAATTGCTCTACCTGCTTCAATATTGGAGTGATACCTTTCTTTATGCCATATTTTCTGTCTTTCATTCCAATCCATGTATATATATAAAATTATTATATTTCTATAATCTATATGATTTTAGTTGCTAAGGACGAACAAGAACTACAGGCGTTCCGCGATAAGCTCCAAAAGTTAAAGGTGGTTGCCTTAGACGAGATGGGCTTTGATCCTTTGGACTGGAGCATCAACCGTAGACAGAAAGATAAAGTGATTAAACGAATTGAACAACTATGGGATGAACCCGATTGCACACCGTTGTTTAACGAAATCATTTCCAAGACGCTATTCGACAAGCCAGATATGAGTATGTTGCCGTGTGGTCAAACAAGTTATGCGCCTCAAGAAGACAAGGAGCACATCCCTTGGAAGATTGAAGAATAAATAAAATATACCGTTTATAATATAATGTCTGGACAACCGTTGAAAGCCCCAAGCGATGCTCAAAAGTATCGGGATGCCTACATGGCAAATCTAAATCTTCAAATTAAGAACAATGATAAAAATCTCCAAGCCAATAAACTACACCAACGTACGGGTGTTCCTGCAACCCAAATTAGCGACTACCGAACAACCAGCGAGAAACTTGCCGATGTTGAGACACTCCGCGCACTGGTACGAAGCGAATTGCTTCAAATTGCTGACTCTATCAATGCCCAGTCTATTGTTCAAAAGTTAAGCGTAGATGAGCTTCGGTTCGTCGCCCAGAATATAGATATGATAGTGAGAGACTTAAAGCCTAAAAATAGATTTGGGGTATTAGAGCCTATATTTAGGGCGTATTTAGTAGCTCAGATGAATGCACAGATGAAAGCCGAAGCAAATGTGGCGGGGATCATGTTGGAAAACCGCGGGGTGTCGTCACTGGCTTCATTGAAGCAACTAGAAACAGAGGTAGTTTCTTCTGACGATATTGCTCAAATCCTACAAGTGATAGTGGGTAACATACCATTTCAGGAGCAACTGATATCTATGGCAACTTATGTATCCAAAATGCTATCATTACTTACGCCGCAGTTCTACAAACGTCTAGAGAGTATCCCAGACTATACAGAGCGTGTGGCTGCTTTAGAGCAGGTTGCGATGAGTATTCGCGAACTTCCAACTAAAAAACAATTGCAAGAACAGGTCGGATTAATAAATATGGCGCGAGGGAATGACAAGGATGAACGAGTTGCTGAACTTATTGAGATGTTGGACGTGCCGTCTTTACAAATGTTAGAAGGAGTTGAACAAGAAGTGCCGAATAAGACGATTAAGTTTGAAGATCCGCGTATATTTGAGAAAGATTTAACCAAAAAGAAAATGATGGAAATTATAGCTCCTTATGCAGCTAAACATGGATATGAGGATTTATTCGCGATGAGTTCAGCAAGATTTAAGGCATTGAGAGTGGATGAGATGCGTGACGTTATTCGTCGCCGATTGGACGTGTTATATCAATTCTATCAGGACGAACTTGTCGAAGAGCCTGTACAACCCCAACTTGCAAAATCAGATGTATTCAAACGAACCGCTGCCCCGCCGAGTCGGAAGTATAGTGAGCATACCCAAGCTGTGCAGAGAAGTATCATTAGAATGCGCGAAGAAGATGCACGAAAACAAGCTGGAGATGAACAGTCCGCTATTGCAAAATACAAACAGTTGCAAGGGAGACGAGTATTTGAAGGGTTAAGGCAAAATATTCAACTTAAAAAAGAAGAAAAACAACAGGCAGAAAAACGACGCTCAGCAGAAGTAGTCCAAGGAGTACTGAAGAAGGTTGGGCGACAGAAAAAGGCAGCCCGTGAGGCAGCCCGCGAACCAGTAGTTGAAGGGGCTGGATTCGGTAAATACGTCATACAAAGCGACAAGCTTAAAGACGACATTGTGTCAATCCGTACCAAAAAAGGTCGGAATCACCCGCATCTGCCGACGAAGCGTGTGAGCAAAGGACTTGGCGTAGTTTTAAGGCATATTGCAGGAGGATCCAACCCAAGTTATGACGACCTCCACCGTTTGTCAGACGAAGATCGCTCTCATCTAGCAGACCTCGTGCGAATTTGCAAGGTCGATGTGTCAGTACCCGAAGGATCAGATAAGGAGGACCTCCACCAGTTTGATATTTTACAGGGAGAGCTTGGCGCCGGTAATGATAGCCCCGAACTGATTAAGAAACTCAAGGGCGTAATCATGCGACTCATGAACAAGGGGCGATTGCCGAAGGGTCAAGGGAGGGAAATCTTGACAGACTTAGTGGCCCTTGGATATTAAAAATTGATTTAAAGGTTATAAGACATTATAAGATAGTATGCCCAAGACACCAATTGACTACAGCAAAGGTCTCATCTATTCAATCGTTTGTAAAACAGATGAGACGCTAATCTACGTTGGTTCAACAACCAATTTCACCAAACGCAAAACTCACCATAAAACTGCCTGTTATTGTGAAAACAATAGATGCCATAATTTACAAGTCTATGTCATGATTCGCGCCAACGGCGGTTGGGACAATTTTGATATGAAGCCAGTTAAGGAATACGCATGTGAGAATAACATCCAACTCATAATTGAGGAAGAACGAATTCGTAAAGAGATGCAAGCGAATCTCAATACTCGCCGAGCATTTGTAAGCGAAGAAGAAGCGAAAGAACTAAGACGTAAATATAATCAACAATATCGCGAAGAACACCTCACAAAAATTAAAGAAATACAACGAAATTATAGTCAAAATTATGAGAAAGAACATAAAGCAGAAAAGAATAAATACCGACAAGAACATAAAACAGAAATAAATGAATATCAGAAAGAGTATCGTGAAGCACACGCAACAAAATATAAGGAATATCAGAAAGAGTATCGTGAAGCACATGCGGCAGAACGAAAGGAGAAAGCCCGATTACGTAAAGATGAAAAAAGCAAGAAAGCCCGCGAAAGGTATCTTGCGAAAAAATTATCTTCCGCGACTATAGTATAATGAGTGGAGGATATGCACCGCTTGTACTCAACCCAGGCAGTTTTAAAATCCAGACGATGAGCAATTCCAAGCAGGTCCCCTTTTTTTTCGGCGCAAGTCAAGTGCCTCTCCAAATAGGTCTTAAGCACGGCACCTACAGTGGAAGTGGTATGGTCATCTCGTCTACAGACCCAACAGTTAACCCTAAAAAACTATACATTCCTAGATAAATTATATTTGATTAGTATATATGAGGACAATTGTATTGAATACACTGAATCTTGTGCCAAATGGTCAGAACAATCAGCTTATTTATAAGTTCCCCAACTCTGTGTCCTTCAAAGACAATTATATCGCTGTGCAAAGTGTGGTGATGTACTATAGTTGGTACAATATATCAGCAGCTATAGGGAACAATCGATGTTCCTACATCTGGTATAGTGGTGCTACACAATTAACCCGAAATATTATAATTCCTGACGGCATTTATGACGTCGCCGCCCTCAATGCATACTTTCAATTTTACTTTTTACAGGTCGGCGATTACCTTGTCAACTCTGCTGGAAATAACGTATTCTATTTTAATTTTGAAATAAATCCATCAGCTTATGCCGTTCAGCTCTGTACCTACCAAGTGCCAACAGCCCTTCCACCAGGCTACACCAACCCCAGTGGTTTCGTTCTGCCTACGCAGAAGTTTAATCCTAGTTTTATTTTCGCAGTTGCTACCGTGAATGCTCTAGGACAACAGGTAGGGTTGAATACTATCCTCGGCTATCCGTCAGGTTGGTCAAGTGGGCTGAATCTTGGAGGCGCGACAGCTCCGTATTTCAACGCAAATGTAACTCTAGGGAAATATTTCGGGGTAACATATTCGTATACTTTGGCAACAGGAACTCAAGGGTATTTGTCCAGTACAGCCCCCAATATCACTCCCAATGCAAGTGCCTATATTAGCATTTCTGCGATAAACAATCCTTATGCTTTGCCGTCCAGTATTATCTACTCGGTGACCCCGACGAATGGAATCGGGCGCGTCATCTTAAGTGAACCTCCTCAGTTCTCATGGAACAGATTGATTGATGGTAATTATAACCAGCTTACGGTCACGATTCTAGGCGTTGATTTACAGCCACTTTTGATTAATGATCCATCCATTTCAATTATGCTTACCATTCGTGATGGTACTGAGAGTTTTACTTCAAAATAAATTAATTTCCATTTTATTATTTGTATAAATATAATGGAAACGATAAGCGACGGCTTCTTGGATAACATCTATAACCAGTTCGCGCACGAGCAATCAAGGATATTGAACAATATGAAAAGCAACCCAGAGTCGTTTAAGCAAAATGAGAAATTACATAGCCATATAGGGACGATTATGAAAGATGTGATAAAATATAAAATGCTTCTTCAAAAAATAAGAATATCTACTTAGTGTATAATGACGCATAAAGTTGTAATGCCCTCGGTGTCTTCAGGCATCTACAGAACCAGCGATCGGAAACGCTATGGCGGAGGACTACGGGAGATTTTTGAGAAGAAAGAGGAAGTCAAGGGCAAAGGTATGGGAAGCATTCTTTTAGGAGGAGTGGGGGCAGCCTCTTCCTACGAATCGGTCGATGACTATAGAAAAACCCTAGGCGCTGGATTAAAATCTAAGGTGATGAGTCTAAAACCTAAGCGTCACAATATTCATTTTGATATGTGAAATTTTTTATCTTTCGGTATGATATAACATGGCCGACAAACTCGTTTTTGATTTGAGCAGTGAGGTTGAAGGTTCGCCCCAAGTATTCGTCCGCAAGGATTGGGTCAAGATATTGGACAACATGAACACCAACTACAATTCCAACCAGACCATCATTGATACTTCGCAGTTGTCGAACTCTAATAAATTTTTTTCATACCGTGAGGCTTACCTCATGATGCCCCTTCTGTTGACCCTTACTGGTCCTGCTCGGGCGGCAAACGCTGGGTTCGCGCCTAACACAGCCGCAACATCTGTGGATTACGCTATGGGGTTCAAGAACTGGTTCGGCACGATGATCCACAGCATGACACTCGACATGAATGGAACTACTATCGTTCAACAGACCCCCTTTATTAACATGGTGAACTCGTTTCGCCTTCTCACAACTCTCTCTCTCAATGATGTAGTAACACAGGGGGCATCCATTGGTTTCTACCCCGATAACGCTACCGCATTCAGCGTGAATGCATTTGGGCTTGCAAATGGGGCTGCCGCCACTTCGGTACAGGGCGCAGGGGTATGCAATAACAGTATATTTCCATGCCTTCCCCTTAAATCGGTCAATGGTGTTGCAATTGGTGTAGAATCATCTGCTGTTGTAGCGAGTCAATTTGCATCTTATGACAGTGACGACGGCAACATTGGTCTCGTCAAGCGCATTCAATTTATTAATTTGGACCCTGACGGTATTGTCGGATCGCAAGGGTTGACGGATGCTCTTGCTCCAGTCCCAACTACAACCACAACTTACCAGCAAATTATAGCAGGTGGAGCAGTTGGTTCATCGACTGGTCTACGCAATCTTTGGAAGTCGCATATTACTACCAAACTCAACGGTGGAGCGGGAGGGAGTTCGATGCTACAGATTTCTGTCTCTGCTATTGTGTATCTCAAGCACATGCACCCATTTTTCTCAATGATCCCTCTCCTCAAGGGAACATTTTTTAAGATGACTTGCTTCCTCAATAACACTTCGGTAACTGAAACCATTAGTGGTCGTGTAATTCCTAACCCTCCCGATAACACTGCACGCACTGGTCTTGCACAGCTTACCTCCGTCACTAACGCTGTAGGCGGCGTCTGTCCGATGATGCTCACAGGAACATCAGCATCAGGTGGTGGTTGTTTCAATCTTGGTAACGGAGCATACATCGCATCCATGTTCGTTGGTGCTACATGCCTCAACGCGACACAGAACGCGGTGTCTGCCACCGGAGGTCTTCTATCTCGGTCTGTATATCTATATGCCCCATCCTACACCTTTAACCCTGTGTTTGAATCGGCATACCTCTCGGCTCCAGTCAAGACGATTAATTACACCGATTACTACCAGTATCAGGTCTCGGGTGTTGCTCCTTCGCAGCCGTTCAACAATCTCATTACGAACGGTATCGCCAATATTAAGTCGGTGCTTATTATCCCTTACCTGTCGTCGTCAACGGGTAGCGCACAAGCCCCTGGAACGAGCTTCTGTGGTCTTCCTGCTGGTGTCGCTCAGTACCAGTCGCCGTATGATCCCGCGGGCAGTGGCTCAACTGCTCCGTTTGCTCTCTTCACTCAGTTCAATGTGGTCATCAGTGGTCAGAACGCCATCTACAACACCGAACAGTATGCGTTTGAGCATTTCGCGAACCAATTCAAGGGCTGCAATAGCGTAAACGGCGACCTCACTGATGGTCTCACTTCGGGTCTCATCGGTCAACTTGACTGGGAGTCTTCGCAGTGCTTCTACTACACCAATGTTGGTCGTCAGCTTCCAGTTGAGGAAGCCGTTCCAAAGTCGGTTCAGATTCAGGGCATCAACCAGTCTCAATTCACTCTCGACCTCTTTGTGTTTATAGAATACGGATGTTCGCTCTCGGTCGACGTACTCAGCGGCGCCCGGGTGTGAGGATGCGTCCTTGAACCTAAAATAAAATTGAAATCTATTTAAAGATATCAACCATACGCAAAAGAATAAAAATAATCTTCACTACATATATAATGCATGTATTGAAAATTAAGAAACCAACTGTTACCCAATTGAAAAAACTATTGGCTGGTAAAGAAGTACGACTTGTTAGAGGAAGAGGGTTCCAGTTAATCGTTCATCCTGGTAACTTTGATATCGCATCAGGATCATTCAACCGCGGTATGCCTTCTGTTTTAAAATTGAGTCCAGAGGAAATTGAAATGAATACATCAAACGCTCCGTCTCCCGAAGAACATCAAGCAACTGCTGGTATAAAACAAGCAGTACCTGTAGTAGCTCCCGTAGTCAAAGTAGGTGCAGGTATAGGGGGAAAGTTTGTAGGATATACAGGATTAAAAGCACCTCGTATTCCATCTGTTTCTGACATGTTCAGGCATACCATGGAAATGGAAGCACTAGGAGAAGAGACTGGACACAAATATGGTGTTCTGCACAGGGCAGCACTAGGCAATTTGTATGCGAACGAGGCTTCTTCCAAAATGACCGCTACTATGGAAAGAGCCGAACGAGACACGCCTATTGGTCGAGGAATGTGTGGTCGTGGACTTGAGGGGGGTGTTGGTGGCGGCGGTAATTTGCTCGTAAATAACGCCCCTCAGGCATTACGGTCTCAGCCCTATTCGTCGAGTTTTCAGTTACAGCATACCCTTCCTCCTCAATATCAAAGATTGCATAATTCAGTTTAAAAAAATAATCTACTAATATATAAATGCTTACAAATGATCAATTAGAACGGTTGAGTGATAAGATGGGATTTAAGTTGGCGGGTGTATTTTTCAAAGATGAACTACCTAAGAAGATTGAGTACAACCGAGGATACATCATCAATATGGAGAATAGTGAGGATGATGAAGGAAAACAAAACGATGGTTCACACTGGACGTGTTTTCAAGTCAATAAATACCCAACTGGGTTGATAGAACCTCTCTATTTTGATTCATACGGTCAGCCTCCTCCAGCCGCAGTCATTGAGTTTGTGAAAAGAAACACAGGTAAGCCACTACCTTATTGTAAGACGGATATTCAAAGTATGATGTCAAATGCCTGTGGTTGGTTCTGTTGTGCCTTTTTACATTTCATCAATGTGTTTGAACATCGTTCAAAGGATTTATACCGAGATGCAGACTACTTTTTGGGATTATTTTATGACTTGAGTGATTCAACAGAAATAAAGGGAAACGAGTTCATTCTAAAGCAGTTCTTTGTAAGCAAAGACCCAAGCAAGAGAAGAGCGATTGAAGTGATTGCCGACCCCGAGACGATAACAGGTGGAGTAGAAATTGAAAATGAAATTAAATATGCATCACCAACGTGTACACCAACATGCAAGTGTTAACTCACCAGAGAAGCAGTTTTGCAAGATTTTCTTTGATGGAATCTCCCTTATGTCTTATGTAATAAAGCCTTCGACGTTCTTCTGCGAATGCTTTTCCGTTTTCTTTAAGATAAATATTAAAGTCTTTGTAGCGGTTATCGCCAATAGAAGCAATAAAATCGCCCTTCTTGGTATAAACGTCAAGCTTTTTGTTCTTTCGCGTAGAGGGGAAAACCTCCAAATCATATTGCTTTGCAATTTTATATGTTGTTTTTGAGATGACATACATATAAAATAGAAATATTATTATTCATTGATTTAAACTTATTTTTTGATATATAATTGAGATTGAGCAGGAGATGAACCCATTTTCTGCATATCGTTTGCCAATGCCTCATTTACTTTGATAGTGTCTTCATATTTGTCTGTAAGATATGAGTGTCTGAGTTGATTTATGGAGCGACCTTTACCAAAAATCTTGTTTAAACGTTGATTTAGCTTGACAGGCGATAGCTGTTGTCCTTTTGTATCAAATAAAAGCCACTGGGTCGGGTTGATAGAAATCCATTTCTTTAATATTTTAAGTAACGGAGGAGGTACATCAATGACTTGTTTTCCATAGAACTTGGCTGTTTTATAAAAATTGAACACCATAGTTTTCTTTTCAAAATAATTGAGTTTAGGATCTATGTCTTTGAGTTTAAAATGTGTGTAGTCTAACGAACGCCTAGGTGGGATAAACAATCCAGCAACTAGAGCAACGATAATATAATTTTGGATATCCTGTAGATCATCAGTAGATAGTGATTCTTTTTTATATAAAAATGTTGCATGTTTCGCTAAGGTATCAAACACTTTTTTAATTTCAGCAGTGTTCATCCAACTTGCTTCCTGTGAAGGAGACTTCTCTTGGGTAGAAATGTCCTTACTGTATGCTTTACAGTCCTGAATCATTTGATTACGATACTTGTCGTTATCTGTAATGATATATACAGCTGATAGAATTGTTTTCCGCTTGTTCGGAGCAAGGTCCTTTAAATATTCTAGAATAGTTTTGGAGTCATCATATTTCTTAAAATCAATGTCACGAGAATTAAAAACGCGGTAGTACAACCCCCGTAGTATGGATGCATAAGTTACAATACTTGAGGCTGCCAAAGTGGGTCGCTTGTGCTTGATGTATTCAGATAATTCCATTATATACTATATACATATTTTATTTTTAAATCAAAATATTAATATCATATGTTAAAATACCAATATATTAATCTACGGTTGATATAATGTTAGTAGACCAGCCGTAGAGACAGCTGTAGACCCCATAGGTAGCTCCCCTTAACGTATATTATAATATTAATCTATCGTTAAGCATATAATATATATTAATATTATAATATTTTCATAGACTAATAGTAATAAAAAGCTTTTTATAAAGGGCTTTCATATAAAATATTATAATCTTTATATAATATTATATGCTTAACGATAGATTAATATTATAATATATGTTAATGACTATCTTAATTTAGATTAAGCAACCTTTGGGTCTACCGATCGGTCTACATATAATAAGAATCATACTTAAAGAGAAGTCCGTACCCGTTTGGTTAAATGGGCGGCGTCAATTCGTGCGGCACGACCTCCCATGACTGCGGAATATATACGTGCCATAGCCCATTGCTCTGGCGATTTAACACTAGGACGTACAGATTGATATGAGGAAAAATACGCTCCTTCTCCTTTCGAATATATTACCTTAAGACCTGATAGTTTATATCCTGTTATTTTTGATACCTCTCCAAGAGTATGAGACGTTCCTTTTGGAAATCCATACGTTGAATTAAACATCTCTTTATAGGTCTTCATATATATTATATAATATATAAGAATGGATGTAAATAATTTAAAACCACCTGTAGACAAGGCTTACTTCCGCATAGAACGCAATTTTTGCATGTATTCCTTAGCCTCCTGTGAGCCTTTGGGGAAACGACCTTTACGGACACCACGACCTGCATACAATCCATCCCCGATTGCTTTGTTGGCTTCATCTGCACCCATGCTTCCAAGCTGATGACCAAGTTGTGCACCAACAAGGGCTCCAGCAGGACCACCCAACATCATTCCTGCCTTGGTACCAACGGCTGTTGCCGCATATGGCAACGCATGAGTGACTACTGCTTTGGCAGCCTGTTTCCCAGCCTTCTTGAAAAACTTGCCAACACCTTCGCCATGGTAATGATGATGGTGGTGAACTACTCCCATACCTGCATATAATCCCATTCCATGCTCTACCATTTCCTCAGCAGGACTTTCCATCATTTCGTGTGTCATTTTTTTCATCCGTTTCTTTCTGAGTCCGCCTCCTGCTTGTAAAACTGGCTCTCCTTCGACATTACCTCCTTTTGTTCTTGGCATTATAGTATTGTGAGAGATTTTATTTGTGCCAACTCCATGAATTAATCTGTCAACGATTCCACCAAGTCGTGTAATTCCCTTAACAATTGTTCGTGTCTTCTTCAATCCTTTAAACATGCCTCTTGTATCTTGTTTAATAAACTTGAAGTTCTCAGGAGTTCCTAGACCTGAACCTGTCAATATTGCCATTATGTAATCTTGACAATTATTGTTTTTTGCATCATAGGTGAAATACTTTGGACCTAGCACTCGTTTCGCACCTTCCAATAAACTTGAAAATGAAAGTTCAAACCAATTGCCTACCTTCTCCATAGCAGAACCAGCACGAACATTTGGCGCAGGAATAAAATTAATCACCGCATTCTTCTCAATCAAGAGAGATTTACCCGATTGAAAATAGACTTGTAGAAATAAATGAAAAATATCATTATCAAACTGACCCAACGATATTGCCTTCAACCCCAACTTTACTAAAGCACTTACAGGTGTTCGCAAAACAATCGCACCAATAGCAATTTCATCAGCATATTGCCTTACAATCTCTCTAGCTTGGGGTGTGTAATCCTGTGAATCTTCAAATATTTTATTCATTTATATATACTACTATATATAAATGGAAGATGCATTTAAAAAAACTTGGTCGAGTGATCAAGAAGAAATCCTACGTAGAATATCCTACAACTCCGGGCTCATGTCAAACCACCACCGTACTGAATACTACACACTGGTTGGACAACTCAAATGGTTTCGTATTCCTATCATCATCATTTCATCCATAAACAGTGTGTTCAGCGTTGGGTTGAATGCCTACATCACCCAAGAAATCGTATCCGTAATAACGTGTTTGCTTTCTCTCATCGTTTCATGTATCGGATCGGTTGAACTCTATTTGGGACTTCAAAAGAAATCCGATAATGAACTCATATCGTATCGCAGTTTTTATACACTTGCGTTGAGAATAAACACAACCCTTGATTTAGAGGTCGAGAATCGTAATCAAGAGGGGGAGCCCTTTCTCGCAGAAATCATCGCGGAATATCGTGCCTTGTTTGACAGTGCCAACCCTAATGGAATACCGACTGATAAACTTGTCCCAATAAATGAAATTGAAATGAATCAAAATGTATTGATTCGATTAGAAAACTAAAATTTGAACATTGGTTGCTGTGGTTAAAACGAGTGCTACGCCGCTGGTTTGCATCGCCTTGATATCAAATGTTGCGTCAGGTTCTACGGGCAACATTGATGTGCATGTTAATATAGTACTATTGTTGGTTGTCACCTGAATCTCACTTGAGGACATAAATCCTAAGGTGGATGAGTTGAGAAATGCGGTTCGTCTTCCAGTTGCATTTTGTGGAAATCCAATACTCAAGGAGACCATAACAGTGATTGTTGAGCCTGACGTGTTTGTGAATACTCCTGCATTATATGTTAGTCCAGAGGTTGTATCCAACACAAGATTATTGAAAGTGACTATTGTAGCAATGTTGTGCGGTATAGATTGCCCCGATGGTTGTTTTCTAAACATGAATTTAGGCGATGAACCACCACCAGCAGCCTGCCAAGTTGGAGGTAATCCTGACCCAGCACTCGTCAGCACCTGACCCGATGTTCCCGAACTGGAATTAATTTGAATGTTACCTTTGAGGTCTGTTGTTTGTCCTGACCGCCCAACATTAACACCAAGAGCAGTTGTTGCTCCAACGGAAAGGGCAGTTGATGAATCTAAAATAGGGGTTATTATCGAAGGAAATGTGCTTGCCGTTCCAGCGATGACTTCACCAATCAATAAATTGAATTTCCCTAAGGCGTTATCGTATTGTATGAATCCAAGTGTTTGATATGACTTAATCACAATGGATGAAACACCATTTGCGGCAATACCTTGTGCTATTAATTCACCTGATTGTGATGCGACGTTCCAGTCAAATAATGAGTTATTCAAAATATAGACATAATATCCGTTTTTAACATTAGGGAGCGTTATTGTACTTGCGGTCGAATTTGATAATATTACTGCTGAGTAAACAAAGTTCTGCGGTGTTGACCCGAGTCTCGTTTGTATATTATTTTCGGACACTTCCGAATATATACCTCCACTGGTACCGCCCGAAAATCTCCACGAGTCTGTTCCATCCTCGATTACAAACGAATTAGGTACAAGAACATCCCCTTGTAAATTTGTTTGGATACCAGTATTGCCAATATTTAAAGTTGTGAATCCAGTATCTCCAACTAAATCAACTGTGGTATTATTTACTTGTAGATATGGTACATTGTTATGGACGTAAACCAAAGAAATGGTCTCACCAGTATTGGAAGAAACTATCACATCGGTCTCTCGTACAGTAGCACCCCAAGCCAATATGTTACCGTCCATATCATCATGGACAATACTAATAGAGCCACTGGTATCAGAGGAAATTAGACCGATTGTAGAACTCGCTGGAGGAGTACCCACATCACTGACTATAAGCTTATTAACTACACTTAAAAAGGAAGGATCGGGAGGTGATACAATTGCCGCAAACTTTGGGTTATCAGCGGCATCTGCACCAGTTGCACCAGTTGCACCAGTTGCACCAGTAGCACCAGCATCACCCGTTGGACCAGTTGCACCAGTTGCACCCGTTGCCCCCGTTGCCCCCGTTGCGCCGATTGGACCTTGAGGACCAGTTGGACCTGCTGGACCTGCTGGACCTGTTGGGCCTGTTTCACCTGTCGGCCCTGCAACAGTTGAATCCGCACCTGTTGGACCTGTTGGACCTGCTGGACCTGGGAGACCTACATTTTGAATGATAGCGATAACTTGATGATTTTGAGCAAATTGAGCAGTGCCACCACTACTAATGAAAGTCACTGGAACAACGACATAACTATTTGGTACGACGGTTGGCGTTCCGCTTACAATCCATCGCTGAAAATTGTCGGAGTTATTTTGGTCTTGAATCACTAAACTATCACCTGATTTTAACACTGATAGAAATAAATCAATATCATTTCCATTTTGTGTGATATGACTGAATGTGATAGTTGTTGCCGATACTTGTGTTGCTGTATCCCAGAAGAGATGCCCAACTTGTGGTATTCCTGTAAGTTGCTCATCTGCTCGGTAATTGTATAAATTACTTGAAAAACCATCTGCACCTTGAGGTCCTGTTGGTCCCGTCTCACCTTGGATGCCTTGAGGTCCTGTTGGTCCCGTCTCGCCTTGGATGCCTTGAGGTCCTGTTGGTCCCGTCTCACCTTGGATGCCTTGAGGTCCTGTTGGTCCCGTCTCGCCTTGGATGCCTTGAGGTCCTGTTGGTCCCGTCTCACCTTGGATGCCTTGAGGTCCTGTTGGTCCCGTCTCGCCTTGGATGCCTTGAGGTCCTGTTGGTCCCGTCTCA